CGACTGCTTCGCGCTCTGCAACGAAGAAGGCAAGCTGCGGGGACTGCCGCGCAACGATGCCGCCACTCAGGCTTGGTGGTTCGCGGTCGCCCCGAACGTCCTGAGGGACGTGCTGGTTGGAAACGTCATCGTCCTGTACGGGGACGACGAGTTCATGGAAGCGCTCTGACCCCACAGAGGACAGACCAAGGAGGGTTGCGACGATGGCGGAATATAGGCAGTTACCACAAAAGCCAAGCAAACGAGATGACATAGTGTCTATTTTGACCAAGGGCGCTGTGTGGGACGGAATGACGGGCACCTACGGCGACCCTATGTACAACGTTCCTGACTACTTGCTCCCGTGTGCCGTGGATGGCGAGTGGTTCGATTTCGGCCTTATCCCAAATGCAGTGTACGAAAGCGCCTTTCAGGATGCTATGCCCTTCCTCGACGCCGGATTGATAAGACTGCCTTACAAATCTTGCGTCTTTCGTTTCAGGGAACCAGTGGCCGATCCAGAAGGAAATCGTGATGACATACTGATGGAATGCCTTCTTGTTATGGTGGAGGTTGAACAGAAAGGCAGCGAACCTGCGATTGCGTGCAGTTTGCTAAGCGTTACCGGGGACAATAGGTACGAATTAGCTTTCTTTTTGGGGGAGTCCATCCTCGATTCGCGGGGTATCCGAATCAGAAATGGAGCCGACGATTATCACGCTAGGTCCGGCCAGAGTGCACTGGCTTTATGGTTGATTCTTAACGCTAGAGGCCTGCGCAGGACGGTGGACGAACCCAGTGAGAAGCTGAATAAGGCCCGCCTAAAGAATGGCAAGTCACCGTTGAAGAGGGTGACGCATATCGACGGGGCGTCTTACTTTACAGCCTTGCAGGAAACTAGGAGGCAGGAACAACAAGGCGGTGGGACTCACGCGTCCCCGCGTACGCATCTGCGCCGCGCTCATCTCCGCTACTACGAAGGCAAAGACAAGCCTGTTCCCATACCCGCGACAATAGTGAATCCGCACAAAGGAGACCTGTTGGACCGCGAAGCATATTTAATCAAGAACTGCAGTCGAATGCAGTTCTAATTCAGCAGCGTGTGGACGGTCACGGAGTCCTCTAGGGCGATGACCGAGTGTTTCTCGCCCACCTGAATGACGACCAGATCGCCGGCCTTCGCCGTCGTGTCGCCGCTCTTCTCGCGCATGACCTTCACCCGACCAGACACAACCTTGATGTCATGTAACGTCGAAGCATCGTGTTCATGCTCAGGCAGAACGTCACCCTTGTTGAAGGTGTAACGAGTTCCCGCGATCTTGGCGGTCGGATGTCCCTCTACTTGGGAGGCCGCCCGATTTTGGAATTGCGGGGGTGGACGATCCGGGTCCGCTTCCGCAATGATGTGATCGACGCGCACATTGAAGCGCTGGCCATTCGTATATTCGACCAAGAGATGACCGTCGTCATAACCTAAGACTTTGTGCGTCATGATGTTGGTCCCGTAAGAGTGCCCGTCGCTCCAATCCATGTGACGTTGGCATAGCCGGTGACAGAGTGCCCTGCAGCGCCACCTGTGTTAGAACCGGAGCCGCCGCCACCTACTGAGCCCCACGCCCCCCCAGAGCCCGCTGCGGAACCCTGAACAGACTGGGGGGTGCAGCACTGCGAGTAAGAAAGCGTGCCGGGAGAGCCCGCACCGCCGGGGGCGCTAGATGTGCCGTTACCTCCGTTTCCACCGTTGGTCGTCGTACGTCCACAAGTTGAAGGAGTGGATGGGCTTCCTGAACCTCCTGAGCCACCGACGCGGCCTTGGCCTCCACCGCCGCCACCCGAACCAATATCATAAGTCGTGGTAATAGTAGAAGGCGGACAGCCCCCAATACTGTCTATGAAGGTATGACTGTTATCGACGCCACCTCCGCCCCCGCCCCCGCCACCACGAATGGTACCTAGGTTTTGAACTTTGAAGGTGAATCCACTAACGCCGGACGCATCAAGGGCGGTCCCCCCTGCTTGGCCGGGATGCGATGCACCCGCGCAAGAGGGAGGAAGCGCATTTCCTCCGGAACCACCAGCACCACTGATGAATGCACCGGGCTTGATGATCAACGTGACGGTGACACCGGTCGGCCAAGAGCCCACCACGACCGCCGACGTTGTTGCACTGCTCGAATAGCACTCGGCGGCACTGATCGAGATGATGCAATCTCCAGCGCCGGGATAACCACGGTTATTCGCGAAAGTGCGTAGATTGACGTTCGCAGTGTCCGACGAGATGCTGTAGGAAACCGAACCTCCGCCGATGAAGCTGAACGGCGCTGGAAACACCGATAGAACGGGCAGCGCCTGATGTGTTGGATTGACCAACGGTGACAGCAAGAAGAGTCCTGCCATCAACGCTGCGGAGATAATCTTGGACTTCATGGCTTAGTACCCGGCAGTAATCGCGCCGTAGACAGTTGTCCCATCACTGACGAGTGTCAGAATGTCTGTCTTGCCTCCACCGCTGCTGAGACCCGGAGCGCTACCACCCTGCCACTTGATGGCGGCGGGCCACGTCGTAATTGTGCGCCCTCCGGTGCCGTCCTGAATAAGCTTCACGATCCACGTTCCGATAGGAGGAGTCGCGCTGAAGGCGAAAGTGCGGCCCGCAGCACCTAGAGTGACCTGTTGGATGTTGCTGTCGGCCGGGTTCATGGTGATCGTCGCACCATCCGTCATCGTCTTGACGGAGTTCATGGCGAAGACATTGGCCTTCAGCTTGCCCAGCAAGACCGAATATCCGGAAGCGTCGGGGATTATCGTGAAGAAGTCGGCGTCGCCGGACGTGCGGAAGATGTGCGTGCTGTTAGGGGCTTCGTAATAAGTGGCTCCCGCATTCGTGAAGTATAGACGCTTGCTCCCCTCGTTGGATTGGTGCCACGTGTTGCTGTTGAATGTAACGACGCCGGTCTGACCGATACGGAAGACAGGGGAATTGTCGGTGGAAGGAGAGGCTGCGGCCGGGCCGAACAGAAGATCGCCGTTCGAATGATCGAGACCGATCTGTTGAACGAATCGTCCCCAGTTGACGAGACTGAAATAGGCTTTGCTCCCGGCCGTGCCTGTGCGCGTCACGCCAATGAGACCATAGCCGCGATCCACAGAGCCGCTGTCTCCCGCCATCATCTTGTAATTGGCGTAGGTCGTTAGACCGTTTCCATCGAAGTAAGCGACGGCTGTATCGGCAACATCGATGTAGAGAATCGAGGCATTGATCTGCAGCGGTTCAGTGACGGTCGCTGGATAGTCATAGGAGTCGATACGGTTGGTGCCGGAAATCTGACGGATATAGATAGACCTACCGCTGTCTTTCATGGCGAACTGCTGTGCCGCCATTTCACTGCTGAAGCTCCCGGTCGAACCGGAGATGCTGACACCGCTGATCGAGCCTCCAGTGATGGACACAGCGCTGGACGCCTGAGTAGCAAGAGAACCTAGACCCAAGTTGTTTCGTGCACCGGCCGCATCCCACGCACCGGTACCACCTCCGCTAATGTCCACCAGAACGGTGTCCCATGACGCGCCGTTGAACTTCTCGAATTTGTAGGCGCTGCCTGACACGTTGGCGATGCCAATGGCTCCGGTAGGCACGTTCGTCGCCGTAACCCCGCCGAACATCAACGCAAGATCGTGATCCCGATCTTTCAGATAGGTCAGGAAGTCCGCGTAGTCAGTAGTTAGAACCGGTGTATTCCAATCAGCCATGGGCCGCGCCCCTCCTTGGGCGTCTTTTCGTTAGTAACCTCGGGCGGTCCAAGTGACCGTAGCATTCACGCGAGTGCCGGAAGTATCGAACACTAATACTTTGAAGCTTGTCGGATGCGGTACCGAAACGAAGTCGTAAACCACGTTGTAGTTCGACGTAGTGTTCAGTGACGGGTGGATCGTGATGACGGACATGAAGTCGAGATTGAAGTTGACGACCGTGCCACCACTATCCGACGCCAGAGCGCTAACCGATCCGGTGTCTGTGCGAAGCTTGGCCGACAGAATTACTTCAAGCTGGGTGACATCCGTAGCCGCCTTGCCATCGCTAGTGAAGTCGATGGTTACCTTGACATAGCGGAAGTTGGTACCGAACGCCTGATTGCCGGACGCAAACGTAGTCCATATCGTGTTGTCCGGGCTGGTAGAGATGGTGATGGTCTTCCCCACCGAACCGGAAGAATCGACCGCCGTCAGATTGACGGTGATCATGGTGCTGTCAATCGACGTTCCGAAGTCGAAAGTCTCGACATACTGAGCCGTAGTCGGAACAGGCTGGATGTAAATCGGGTATCCAGCGTTGATTTGATCCTGCGGGGTGGTCCACCCCTGACTTGTGAAATGGCTTTGCCAAGTCTGGCCGGCGATGTAGGGGCCGAACAAAGCCCCACCAGAGACTGTCAGGTTGGTCTTGGTACCGCTGAAGGTAGATACCTGATTGGCCCGGAAGACGAAGTCCGGCGGCTGGTTGACCAGAGCGCTTACCGATGCTGGGGTGCCGACGTTGCCTGCCGTATCAATGCCAGCCACCCAATAGGTGAATGTACCTCCGGTCGTTTCGAAGACACTGGTGAACGTACCTGACTTATCACCAATGTTGGACGCACTGGCCCAAGTCGAGCCCTTGCGGACTTCGTAGTGGTCAATAGGGATCGATCCCGTCGCAGCGCCCCATCTGATCAGCACGTTGTTGTCGATCACTTGTACATTAAGACCGGTGACTGCGGTTGGAGTGCTGATCGTGATGCTGGTGGACGCAGGCGTGCCGGCATTTCCAGCCGTATCGATGGCCGCGACCCAGAAGGTCTGCGTGGCCCCCCACGTTACAGTCGCCTGCCACTTCGTGGCTTTTGTCGTAGCCAGCAAGGAGCCACTGGCCCACGTAGAGCCTACGCGGATTTCGTAGTGATCGATGGCGAACGTGCCGGCGTTGGATGACCAAGACAGGGTGTAGTCTGTGTCTGTCAGGGAGGAAGACAATCCGCCTATTCCAGACGCGTTGACCATCAGCGTTATGCTGGTCGCGTCGGCGCTATACACCCCGGACGGATTGGCGTTGTTCGGGATGCTGACAGCCTTGATCCAGTATGTGTACGTCCCGGCAGGGACTCCATTCTCCAAAAATGTCGTGCCCGCCTGTTTGGCCTTCAAGACGGCGGTATCCCAGCTTGACCCACGCCGAATCTCGTAGTGATCGAGATTCAGGTCTGTGTTTGGGGTCCATCGGAACGACAGACCGTGAGAATCATCTACCTCGATAACTCCAGCGACATCTGATGGTGGAACAGCCGTCGTCAGGATGACATTGTCGATCTGCGTCCAGTTGCTGAACTTGTCATTGAGTGCCTTGGAGCGAACGCGGAAGCTGTGTGCACCTTCGACGGTGTCTTGATATTCGGCACTCGTCAGCGACGTAGTCCCGACTGGAACCCACGTCGGGTCGGCCGGACCTTTGACCTGAATCTCGTACAGGAAGACTCGGCTGTCTTCCGGGGCCTGCCACGACAGAATCGCGGACGCATGGACGGAGGTACCGTTGGTGTACAGGCGGGGCACCGCGTTCAGAGAGACAGGCTGTGCAATAGCTCCGGTCGGCGTGATGCTGTACTGAAGAGGAGGAACTACGATGCCGCTTTCGACGCGGTCGAATTTGCTCGGGTCGTAGAAGACAGCCGTCAATTCGAACTGGGCGACCGACGCTTCCACATTCGACACAACCATGAACTGGCGGGCGTTCAGGGTCGTGGCCGTCACGACCCACACCGCACCCGATAGGGGCAGCGCAAAAAGCGGGTCAGACCACGTCAGTACGTCAGCATTGGCGGGCAGATTGTTGGTAAGCACGCGGCTGGAGATTGTACCGTCAGGCATCATGATCTGCAGCGTGTAGGTGTTGCCATCCTGCAGCGTAATGGGCTGATCAATGGTGATGCTGTTCGCGCCGGGGACTACGGTTCGGCCTCCGAATACACGCCCGGCGTAATTGTCGTCCGCGACATAGATGATGTCTCCGGGCAGTGCGTCAGCAGCTTCCAGACCACTGCGGAACGTGACAGTTTCCGTGGAAGTTTTCTCAGTATCGAGAAGCCATTTGCCAGTACGGATAGCTTGGCCGCGCGTCGTAGCACCGTAAGCCACGATGTCCGTGGTGCGCACGCCGTATTTGTTGATTCCTTCCGCGTCTTCAACGAATTCGACTTTGGCTCTATAGCTGTCAGAGGGATCATTCCACACCACTTTCGCGACGGTATGGCGAGCCTTCAGTGCGGTACCTTCGTACTTGAACTCGCCGTTGACGACGTTGCTGTTGTTGAAAATCTTGACCGGCGTCTTCGGCATGTCCGCCGTGATTCGAATCGCGCCAGCCGACCAGTAGGCCATGCCACGGAAGATCGACACCATCGTGTTGATCACCGCGTAGGCTTCCTGACGCGAGTTCAAGATCATGTTGCACTGGTAGCGGGGCTCTTTACTTCCAGCGCCGTCATCCACCCCGACGAAGTTACCGTTCGCGTCTACGCCGTCGCAATATTGGCCAATGGTGTACAGGTCCCATTTGAAGGGATCGACGGCAGTGGTCGGAAGTCCGAGACCGTAGCGGTCATTCGTCAACAGATCGTACAAGCACCATGCCGGGTTGTTGCTGTAGGCCGTGGTGAAAGTGCCGTCCCATGCCCCAGTGTAATTGCGGGTGTCCGGGTCGTAGTTCGACGGAATCTTGATGATCAGACCCTTCAGGTCATAGGAGCGCGCGGGGGCACCACCAGTGAACTGGGCCGTGTCGATCTGTATTCCGACGTACGCCGTGTTCGGGTAAGCAAACTTCGCGTCAATAATTTCGGTGTAGCTCGTCCAGTAGAAATCGTTCTGGATCGTGTCATCGAAGTTGTCGCCGGTATCGCGGACGACGCGAACCTGCCACGGAGCGCCGCCGGCCGGCAGCGAGATGCGGTGGTCGCGCTGATAGGGAGACGTGCACTTGCCGACGAACGCACCGTTATAGACCGTCGAGAAAGTTCCACCGTTGGGCTTCACATCGATGTGATAGCCCACGCTCACACCACGTACGTCACCGGATTGTGGGAACTGCTGAACGAATGCCGGCACAGTCAGCTTGATGGTCACGGCATTCGCTTGGTCGTTCGTGATCGTCTGAGTCACGCCACCGCCAGAATGCGTGACTTTCACGCCGTTGCCGCCACCGACCGAGACAGTATTCGCGCTGTCGGGGAAGCCCGGCACGTGCTGCTGCACGCCGAACGGATAGCCCAGAACCTTCGCCCAGCTAACGCCGGAGAAGTTGAAGGTGCCGTCCGGGTTCATCAACGGCGTATCGTCCAGATAGATGGACTTGTCAGCGTTAACCAAGCCCTCGATAGGTCCTTCGCACCACACATCTAGGAAGCGGGCGATAGACCGGGACTGAAGGCTGTTGGGGTCTTCGATGGGTTGGCGCTGTTGGGTGCCACCACCATCACCCTTTCCACCTCCGCCGCGACCGAAGACTGTACGTTCCTTCGTGATCATCCCTTGCTCCCGTCAAAGATCGTCTCCAGAGAGACGCCCGGAATGGGATTGACCGCCGCCGGATTATTGGTGTCTTCGGTCGTGACCGTAGCGGAGACCAACGTGGAGCCAACGCGCATTAGACCGTAGAGAATCGGGATGGGGCCGCCCTGTTGGGTCGTGTTGGTAGGGCCGTTGTATAGAAACGACGTGCGTTGGGCCGGAGATTCCAATTGGCCGTAATTGCCCATCTGCGGAGTGGGCGAAATAAGTTGTGCGATGCCCGATAGGGCCATCATCGCACCGAACGTGCCGACCTTAGCGGCGGTCACCACGCCGGTCAGAATGCCTGAGGAAGCCCCCACCGCAGATGCTAGTGTTTCACCGCCAGCACCAACACCTTCAGCGAAGGTGACACCGGTTGCACCGAAAAGAAATTCAGGCTGGACGATAGCCAGACCGATCATGGCTACGCCTAGAATGACCTTGCCGACGCTCTTACCACTGCTGCCACCCCCTCGACCGTAGGCCGCCGGGATGATGTGAATGTCGTCTTTACCCAAACGAATAGGTAGCTCCACCCCCTCCATGAAGCGACCTTCACGGCGTGTCGTCCCCCTTACAATGCTGTAAGCGGGGCCTTTGAAGAAAGCGCGGCTGAAGCCCGGAAAATTGGCTGAAAGAGCGCGCACGACTTCCGCTACGGTCTCGACATCGAAGCGATGTCGCCAACCGAACTTGCGCCCCAAGTCGCCATACAAATAGATTGTCCGTATCATGGGTTAGGTCGCTGCATTCGACTGCACATGCCGCATGCGTTTGACCACGAAGCGCATCCACGGCCCCAGCACGTCTATCCGAGACGGACGGTTGCTCAAATGGTGCAGGACCTTGCCGTGGTCGATATAGATACCAGTGTGGTTGATGCACTTCGAACCGATGCGCGCCAGTAGCACATCACCATGGCGCGGGGCGTCAGACACTTCGTGAAAGCCCGGAAAAGCCCCCGCCGCAATATTATCCTCGATAACGTTCTGACCAGCATTCCACCACTCATTGTCGCGAGGCGTAAGCTGGAGGATGATGCCGTGCTCTTGTCGGTACCAGTCTCGGACCAAGGCGAAGCAGTCAGCGACACCGCTTCGGAAGCGCCGACCTTCGTACGGTTCGATGGGAAGTTGATCGCCCCAGAAGAACAGGTCCGGCTTGTGGCCTTTGGCATCATTCAGACAGATGATGCCCCATGGCACATCTCCCACCGCCTGTTGCTCTAGATCAGTCTTGGATGGGTAATCCATTCCGTCAGGATGCGAGTGGATGACGGCCTGAAACTTTCCGGTGGCGTAAGCCTCCGCGATAGTCTCGGGATGGATTTCGAATTCGGTCTTTGGTTCGGCTGCTAGATTAGGGCAAGCGAAGTATTTCCCGTCGATCAGAAGACCACACGACTCGTTCGGCGCTTCCGCTCGCGCGTGCGCCACGATCTGATCGTAGAGGGCCTGATTGACTTGCATCTGCCCCTCCTTGGGCTGCGCAATAAAAGGCGGTTAGCGGACGCGACTGATTGACGGGAACCCCGCGAATGGTAGTTCGTTGTTCGCCCCGAACCGCACCTTGCACCCTGTGAGACGCTTGCTGCACACGTCAGAGGAGGGGTCTACGACCGTCACGTCATTCACGTCGAAGTAGTTTCCACCCGCGTACGGGCACGTTCCGTAGATGAACGTGTTGGTCGCGGCATCCCAACGCCGGTACGTCCAAGAACAGGAATCACGAATGAACTGTCGGGCCGGAAGCTGGACGCCTTGCTGATCGATGGACGCAGCCAGTTCGAAATCGATCTGAGTTTTTGTCTGGTTCGACTTTCGGTCGATGTAATAGACATCGGGAACGAAATAGGAGTCTGGGTCGGCAGTGGGGGAGTCATCTAGGTACTTGCGCAGGGTCTTCCAGCGCGTGACCTTCGCCCCAAGCAAGTCATTGTAATTGATGACCGCGCTGAGAAGCGTAGCGCCAGAATTGGCGACAGTGATCTTGGGTCGCGGAAGAGCGCCCCGTCCTGACCATTCGAAGCCAGAGGCCTCTACCGGGAACGGCATATAAGCGTTGCCGCGCCAGCGAGGCGGAGCGCCGTCCACCAGACCGGAGCACAGATACCAGATGTCCGTGCCGCCGATCACCGTAGTGTCGATGTCGAACAGAATGATGATGTCGCCGGGGGCCGATTTCTGAACGTCAGCACGCAATGGCGGCGGTGTGTAATCGTCACCGACACCGTATGGGACTTCAGCGTAAGTCGGACTGCGGCCTTTTACTTCGGCCATCTGCCTACACCCCTCCTTGGGTCGTAGGCTGGTTCTATCCTACACCGACCGTGTCGGGTCTTCGTCCAGTACGGTATGGCTCTAGTTCTGTACCGGCACCCACGGCAGGGCGGGACTAATCACAGGGGGATTGATCTGCCGAGCAATGGCATCCTCTAGGCCCGCCTCAATATTGGAGACCTGGGTGCTGCCGAGGAAGTCCTTCGCCCAGCCAATCACCTGATCCGCCGTCAGATTGGCGTAGTCCGTAAACGGCACTCCGGGATCAAATGAAATCCTAGCAACTCCATAGGCGGTAGAGTTGTGGGTGCCGTCAGTTCCGTTCACACGCCAGTACACAGACTGCACCACGTTGGTGTGGCCGTCCAAGCTGGGGGCGCAATCAACACGCTCCACAAGCCAAGTCTTCGTTACAGTCATAGGAATGCCCCTCCTTTGGGCTCTTGGTTAAACGCTGGTTCGCGTGCGGATCAGTCCAATGTGAAAGGTCACGGTGGACCCGTAGTTGTTAAACAGATTGTAAGACGAACCTGTCCAAGCGATGGACGCGTTACCTGCGGATGGGCTCCCCGTGGGAGAGGACCACCCAGCACCGCCCGCGCTGACCATAGTCACGCTGCCGCCACCGCAAGTGTAAATGGCAGTCTGTCCGTTCGTTTCATTCGTAACGATGATCAAACCGGAACCTGCAGCTATCTGAACGTTTCCGCCGTTCGCGACAGAAGCTGTGCACGGAGCGAGATCTAGTGCCCAATTCGTATTAGGGTCCTGTGCAACAGTGACCTTACCTCCGTCCGTCGCCGTACCGATCAACAGATTGCCGGACGCGGAGAGACGCATCTGCTCCGAACTGTTATCAATGAAAATGTGATTGGATGCGCTGTAGGTCATCTGGCCCCAGCCAGAGCCGATCCAATATCCCCACTGAGCCGTGTTTGTCAGGACTTCAGGCTTGAAGGTGAAGAATTTGCTCTTGGAAGCGTTGTAGATTATGAAGGCATCGGAATTGTCTACAGCCGGAGAAACAATGGCTCCGTTACCGGTGACGCGAAAATGTTCAACACCTCCGGTCATCAAGACCAGATTGTCGGCCACGCCAGAGTTATTCGCGAACGCCGCGTTGATCCAGCTATAACCCCCCGTATTGTTCACGCCGATGTTCAGGGCTCGGCTAAAGAGACTGGTGGCCCACACCACGCCGGAATTCATGCTTCCCGAAGCTGCAGGCCCATGGTCACCAATTACAGCAGTGATCGTCCCAAGAGCGGCGGACGTCCCGATCATGAGATTACCAGATGCATCCAGACGCATCCTCTCTGATGAGGCAGTGTAAGTATCGTTTACCGTCTCCCAGATAAAGCTACCTAAGGTATTGCCGAAACGTAGATATTTCTGATCAACCCCGCCGGCAGTGTTATACAATTGTAGGTATGGAGTCCCTGTGGCCTGTACACTCGCACAGCCTCCCGCCCCGACGTATACCGTGAACGTTGATGCGGCAGCGGCAAAAGTGCCACCCACGATAAAATTGCCGCTGGTGTCAATTCGGGCTTTCTCTGAGTTATTTACCCACAACAGGACGGGATGGTTGGATAAGGTGCCAACCAAGCCTCTACCCACACCCCCTCCTCCATCGTATTCACCCATAAACATACGGACACCATAGGTACTGTCCGTAAACTGGATGCCCGCCCCATTGACTCCATAGATTTCCAAGGGGTATCCATTGATAGCCGCCCGCCCAATACCTAAGTGCCCGGACACATCCAATCGCATCCATTCGGAGCCGGCAACATTGCGCCAGATGTGCGCAGGCATATCATAGTATGCGGCAATTATGCCGGGGCCTGCGGCTACTTGGTAAAATGGCGACCC